TGTACGCGCTGATTTATCAAAATCTTTATCTAGGTCATCTGCACCTGCAAGGAATGCGTCAAAGAATTCTTTTGACGTTAGTTTACCTTCACCCATAATCCTGCGAAGTGTCGCAATATCGCCGTTTGCACCCTTGATATTGTTAGCCACAATCTTAAGCACTACAGGCAGATTTTCAAGCACACTATTGAATTCTTGGGCGCGGACTTTTCCTGTGCCCAACAATTGTCCTAACTGCAATAAAGAACCAGACGCTTGTTCAGAAGACGTGTGCTGAACTACTAACGCCTTACCGATACCTTCTGTGAATTTAATAATCTGTTCTTGTGACGCACCAAGGGACGCACCCGCTAGCGCATTACGCTGATAGAGGTTTGTAATGTCCTCAATACCTGTGCGCGTTTTTTGAGAAACTTGAAAAAGCTTTTCTTGTACAGCAATAGCTTCTTCGTGTGTTTTAGTAGACACAGCAATTTGCCCGGTAACATTATTCCAAGCATCCGCGTATTGAGCAACTTTTTGAATTAACAACCCGCTTGCAAGTGCAGTCAATACACCTTTAAGAAGGTTGACTTCCTTTGCTGAATCTTTTGCTGAATCGCCGATGGAGCTTATATCGCGCGTAACAACACGAGCGCCATCCTGACGGATAACAATATTGATTGTTTCTGTACGTGTAGTCATTCGCGCACCGATCAGCCTTTAGAAATGATTGACGCGTCTTTTAGTGCGTCAACGCCTATCATTACAGCTTGTTCAACAAAACCTGACGGGGCTTGTGCGGAATAACCATCGTTCAACTTGCCGATGTAAGGCAAATTATTTGTAATATTCAAAGAAGTGTTTTGACTTGTATAACGATCAATTTGTTGTCTCGCTGCATCAATGGACTCACGTCCACTAGGCGAATATTTTTCTTCCCAACCCGTTACAGGTTGGTCTAGCCCCACTTGCCAGTTTGCTCGAGCGCGTCCTGTATCAACTGGAGTAGCTAATACAACTGTAGCGTCAACAGCTAAGGCAACTTTACGAACAATTCTTGATGCATTCCTATCAACATCTTTCGCTATGTCTTGCATCACATTCGAAAACTCATTTAAGTCCATCGGATGCACCCTTTTCAATTTTAGAAGACCGATGTTCTAAATAAGCTTTGTCAAGCTTGTACATCAACGCGAAAAAATCTGCTTTTTGTCGTCCTTCTATTCCTTTTGCTTGGCAGTACTGCTCAATCACTACCCAGCTAATAGGCGAATCCGGTGTATATCTACAAGTCGTTAGTTCACTAAATCCTATGTAGTACAACTCAAGTCCTATAGCTACTTGAGGTGCATTCAACAATTTTTCAGGCAGAGGAAGCTTCTGCCTGAACGCCTGATCTTCAATGGCCTTGATTGTCTTCGGTGGATTATCCAGCGAAAACAATAAGACCTCGATTAGTTTCCCGCTGCAGCTTCCTGCAGATCCAAACGAAACAAAGTCCAATCTTGTGCTTGAGCTTGGATATCGTTCCACAGGGCTGGCAAATCATTAAAAACGCGAATCGCATTTTCTTTTGTGTAAGGAATGTTTTGGCCGTCGCGGTCTTCAATATTTTCAAAATCAATGACCACAGTTTCCGCATACACTTCCATCACCAATTTCTTCAGCAGCTTGGTGTCCATTGTCTTCGCTGCAAGCTGGCGTTGATAAGGCTTGAATACGTGTTCCATTCGCTTGGTGTAAGCTTCGTTTTCTTCACCCGCTGGGAGAATACGAATCCCCATGTCCTCGCCTTTGCTGTTCTTGCCAAAGTTAAGAACAATACCAGACTTATTCAAAGACTTATCAGTTTCAAACTTGCTATAGATGCTCATGTGTGCCTCGTGAATTGCCCGGTTACACTATGCAACCGGGCTTGTAATTTTACGCTGCGATCGAGGGCAAGTAAGGAAAAGAATTAAACAACAGGGTATAACCTGCTGCAGATTCAGCAGCCGAACTTTCAAGTGGCAGCTTAATTGGTTGGTTTGCTTCCACCTTTAAGCGTCCACCGCCCAACGACAGCAGAGGAATGTCAAACAAAAGGCCCTTGTTTTGTTTCACAAGAACCATATCCAAAGTGATATCGGCGTTATTGCGTACAGCTTGCACTGCTGCAACGTCAGCAAAATACACTTCCAACGAACCGCCGACCTCAAAGTTGCCTGCGCTGGTATCAAAACCTCCTAGCGTACCAATCGCTTTATTAGGCGTGACACCATTGTTTAATGTCAACTTCAGTTCCGTTGCATACGCAAATAGCGCAGCAGTCGTTGAGCTTGCAGCGTCAACAGAAGCAAGCTTAATACGAGAAAAATCAGAGCTCGTATTATATGCGTCTGCTGCAACGATAGTTGGGCGCGAACCTGCCTTCACGCCGGTTGTGCCGCTGCGCTGTTCGTTGTCCAATGCAACAAAAGTCATATCAATAGTGACTTTGTCAGCTTGTGCAACGTTGACAGTAAGCTCATTGGCCACAGCACCGACAAGGTATTCGCTCATCACACCATTTGCATCATTGCCTAATGTGCGTTCAAGCTGAACAGTGCGACGTGTAATGAGAGTCGGGTCGAACTCGTTACGTAGAACGTTACCAAAGAACATTTGGATAGTGAGTCCAGTAGCTGCTTCAGTAGTAGGCGTGAAATCAGTCTTGTCGAACTGCAAATAGGTTGCAGTGATCGCACCAATGCGTGCCCAACCTGTATTGTTGACAAAACGGTTTGCAGTAACGTCACCGCCTAAGAATACCCATTCACCAACAAGCAGACCAAGTGTGGTCATGTCTGTAGTCGTAACGGTTAAACGGGCGAGTGCTCCAGACAAAACAATTGAAGCTTCTGCAGCTTGGAATTGAAAGCCGACAGTTTCAAGTTTAGCGGTAGCAGGTGGGCTGCCTTCGTCTGCAAGGCCAGCAGCAAGTGTGATATCATCTGCGTCTGTCGTTGCAACAACTTTCAATCCATTGTTTGTGGATACACCAAAGCCAGATGCAAGAAGCATGTGACCTGTAATAAACGCGCCAGGATCTGCACCGAAGTTGTACTTGTGTGTGGAACCTGTAACGGAGGTGCAAGGTACAGCAGTTCCGTTCAAGGGGAGGTTGGTTGGCTTTTCGCGCATAGCAGCAAAAAAGAAACCTTGCAGAAGGCGATTGCTGTTGTTGAAAGTTAAATCCTGATTAAAACCGCCCGAAGCGTCCAAATCAGTTACAACACCTTTTTTACGCTGACGCGTTTGGCTGATCGGGCTGCGCGCAACTGTTTTCAGTTCACCGCCAAAATCAGAATATGTATTCGGTTCCAAAGGATACCAAATAGGAGAGCCCGGCAGTGTCTTCAGAGAAGCTTCTTCTGCAAAGCGTAAACCCGTAACATTACTGTCAATCTTATTGGCCATAAATCACCTCGTAGACACGTCGGTATATTGAAAATCCGCTTTAACGTCAAATCTTGTAAACGCACCATCGGCGCCCATCTCGTTCATACGGATGTTCCGATACCAAACGTGACCGCGTGCTTTCCGGTAGGCATCCACAACAGATTGCGCAGCAGTCAAACCAGCAACATCACCGTCACCAACAGGAGCAAACACTTGAATCCAAAGGGTGCCGGTATTATCAAACAATGTGTCCCCTGTATCGCCTGCCAGAGAGGATTGGGAACCATTTGCGGTGAGCACTGTAACACGCGCCCACAGTACATTACCAGTAGGAATTGTATCAGGAACATTCGGATAAATAGCTTTCTTTGTGCCCCACACAGCAGCAAAAACAGCAAGCATCTCATCCTTTCCTTCGAGGTAGTTCATCTACAAATACCTATCGCATAAAGGAGAGTAACTGAACCGGGTTTAAGCTTTTCAATCCATTCAATTCGCCAAGTTGTAGAGGAATCAACTAGCTGATGAAAACCTTCATAATCAGTCTTTGCACCTGCAACCAAAACAACTTCATCACATCGTTTTAGTAGTTCATTAGAAATAAAACTGATTCCGTACTTATCTAAACCAGTAGGGGCAACAAATGTCCCAAAAGTAGAAATTGTCTTGATTACTTTTGGCACACCTGTTCCGCGCCAAGGCTTATCAGCATCCTCAGCAGTTCCACCAAGTTGTTGAAGTTTGATACTACGCCCGGTAGTGTTAATCAAATCTTGAACAACTAAAACAAGTGAAGGATAATCCATTACACAATCACTCTTGAACCTGAAGTGATGTATTGTCGCAATAGCATATCTGCAGCAGGGTACGGTTTAACTACAGAAATCGTTGCAGCTTGTGCATATTTAACAGTCGTAGTAATTGGACCTACAGTAGAAGTTTTTTCTGTTACTTGTTGACCGCTCTGGTCTACTTTTGGGTCAGGTGCTAAAGCGCTCACCAGTGCGCGCAAGGCGTATTCACAAGTAGCTTTCAATAACCGAGCAGGAAGCCCTGTAACTTCATTCCCATCAAAATCGTACAAGTCTTCACGAGGAAACTCAGTTGTTTGTGTAGATATTAGCTTATTACCTTTGTAGCGATAACGATTGTCGACATAATCCGTTGCGGATATAAGCGCAGATTGGATTTGTTCTGTGGTGTACTCGCTATTAACCACAGCTTCCACATTTCTGTCTGTATGGTACGCAATGAAATATTCAACAGTAGGATAACTATTCGCGTCCTCTGTTGTACCGTCCGCAGTTTGCACAGTAAATGCCATTTTCAGCTCCGAATTAGGTTTTCGATAATATTTACAGAGCCAAACATGATTGTTGCTTTACCAGCAGAACTTGTAGAACGCATTTCATGATAATATTCACCCTTTAACGGTTCAAGGTCTGCTGCAGTAAGTGTGACACTAATCTTACCAGTTAGCGCGTCCAAAATTTGAATACCAGCGCCCAATGTTTTTTGAAGTGTCACTGCAGCTTTAGCGGACTTGCCAATTGCCCAAATTAAAGCAGTTACAGATGACAAGTTATAAGGCGTGGATAGTTCCTCGTCCTGAAAAACACTGATATTTAGAGTGACATCGTTGCCACTCCAAACTTCAAAATTTTGTTCAAGCGCCGCCATTTTACTCTCCACGCCAAGCAGACAAATCGACGGTGTTGGAACTAAGTGCTGATAAATCTTTATTAAAAGACGCACTCGCTGACAGCGGTATGTTAACGGAGTAAAGCGCCGATAACAATACAATCAGTAAATCAGGATTTTGGTTTAGAAATGTCAGAGCTGTATCCGTTTCTAGTACAAGTCCAATCGATTTGACCTTGTATTTGCCTACGTTAAACGCAGTGTCAATTTCAGTTGTTAAACCTATGACAACTTGTCTAGAAGTAGAGAAATTAAACGCGCTGTCTAACTCATTTACTAAGCCCACCGATTTAGATTTGCTATGCGTAAACGAGAATACAACATCTGCTTCTTGAACTAACCCTAAAATGTGACCAGTTGTAAACGTGACACTTTGAACACTATCACTTTCGCTCGTAATTCCAATCAGTTTAGACTTAAGTTTAGTAAGTGCGAACACAGAGTCCGTTTCTATGGTTATACCGATAGAATGGACTTTATAATGGGTAGTCGAAAATGTGAAATCATTTTCAGTAGCAATACCAACAGAACGAGACTTTATTCTGGTTAACGCTAATGCGCTATTTGTACTTGAAATAATTCCAATTACCTTTGCCTTTAATTTAGACAACGCAAATACAGAATCCGTTTCGCCGGCAAGCCCCACTTGTACAATCGTATTTGTTCCCAATGGTTGTACAAAATCACTTTCAAATGTAATTCCAATTGTCTTACTTTTCTGTTTAGACAATGAAAAAACGCTATCCGTTTCTGCAATAATTGTTAAAGATTTTTGCTTTGCATGGGAAGCAGAAAAAACAGAATCTGCTTCTGCTGTTAATCCAATTGTTTTTGATTTTAGTCTTGATAATGCAAACGCACTATCAGATTCAAGGCTAAGACCAATTGATTTAATATGTGCATGTGTAAACGAGAATATAG